GGCTCTTGCTCCGGCTGTTCTTTCTTCTCGTTTGGCACCCATTGCATAATTTGCCTCTTTCTCCACCCGTAGGCGGTCATAGCGTGGTGCCGCGCTTCGGGCACGGCCACAGTCGTTTGAACAAGTCCATGATGATTGCATCTGCGCTCAGGTGCCGGATGGACGGCGTGGACTCTAGATACGCCTGCACCATGTCACGCACTTGACCAATCGTCACCGTATTGCTGGGCGAACAAAAGATCACGCCATCACCCATGTCAATCGCACCCGCCACGTAACCCATCGCCACACCACGCTCCTGATAATTGTCACTCTGCAACAGCTGCAACAATTTATTTCCGGTGTAGAACGAGCCCGCAGCGTGGACCGAGGAACAGGACAGCAGGAGCACAACCGCAAGGGCCTTCACAGCACTGTCCCGGTCATCGGATCGCGGAACAGCTCCTGCTCCCACTTACCTTCCTCGCCGCGCCGACCGTCAATCGGCCAGTAATGGTCGCAATCCTCAGGGCCGAACTGCTGCCGGACTTGATACGGCCGGTTCGGTGTAGCCGTGTGGCGGTAGCAGGTGTCGCGCTTATGGCATCCAGCACCGGGGCACATTGTGATGTCAGGCATTGTGCAATCCTCCGTGCATCGTCCACTCTTTTGCTTTTTCAGTCATAAACAAACCTTCTGCGCGAGTCATTTTTGATGACCGAATAATCAGCACACCGTCTGCGTCATACCCGATCACCATGACATCCGACAGATTGTCTGCTCGACAGAATTCAAGCATCGACAGCAACGCTTGCTCTGGCGTGAAATTTACAGATGCGGGTAAAGCAATGATGTTTTCGTTATTCATGCTTTCTTCTCCTTCGCACGGTCAAGCATTGCTCTCAGTTTTCCTTCTATGTCATCCGAATGCACCGGATATACATATGCCCTCTGATCAATCGTCAAGTCGTTAGTCCACCGCAACATGCGACCTAGCATTGGGCTGCTTGCTGTAATTTGTTTCGGCGCTTCGTTCGGTGGGCATATCGTAAATGTGTAGGGCAACTTAGCCATTGTTCTTCTCCCTCGCTTCCATCTCTCTGATATCCATCGCAGCATCAGCCACGCCGTGCCAATCACGCTGCTTCACCTTGAGCATAAGGTACGCAATCATCACCTCATTTTCTGATACTTGACTCATGTCTTCTCCGCCCCCGCCTCCAGCACCAGAAGATTCTGTGTAAATTTTATAGATCATGCCCATGCCTCCCTCGCTTTCATCATCGCGTCTGCTATCCAATAGCTAATTGCTCCAATATCCATGCCAACGATTTCAACACTGTGAGTGTTCGGTCGCAGGTTTAGGTTAATAATCATCGATTGCATAGCTTTGGCTGCAAAATAGTCACGCAGCGTCATGCCTTCTTGTGCGTACTGTTTTTCCCCACTGTGCGGTCTTGGGAATGCCGGTATGTCGTTCATGCCAGCCACCTACCAATCAACAACAGCACACCAATCACCGTGATACCAAAACCCATCATCATCACCGCTGCACACACATCCTCTAACCACAAGCGCTTGTCGTTGATGGGGTCCGCAAACATCACGAACACGATGAACGCAGCGAGGATCATGAACAGCCCACCAAAAAACACCATCGACGGAATCATGTTATTTCTCCTTTTTTGACAACTTATCCGACACGGTTGACAACTTATCCGACACGGTTGACAACTTATCGTCCAGCCTCGGCTTGGTTGTCATGTAGTACTCGCGCCAGTGCTTTCTTGACGCGCCCCTGTGGCAATCCCTGCACCAACTGTTCAGCGTCCCGTACCGGTTCGTCCAAAAGTTCTCCGGGCCCTTTAGCACCTTGCAGTGCGAACACCGCGCCGGTTGCCCGGGCAGCCGCTTTGCCCGCTTCGTTAACGGCTTTTCCCTGCTCTCGCTGCTCATCGTCTTGCTTCTCCAATTTGCGTACGTACAATGTATTGATCCGCCACAGCATGTTCTTCGCCCGGTTGTTACCGTCGAACTGCAACACCATCCCATGCCGCCTGATCAACCCCTCCTTCACCATCTTTTGCAACTGCGCTCCCACCGTCTGCACCTTGATCCCCAATACCCCAGCAATGTTGTGCGTGGTGATCTCCTTGTTCAGATGGCGCACCTGCCGCATCGCTTCAATCACGCGCCGCGCAGCCTCCCTCACAGTATTCTCCCCAGCGTGATGTCAAACAACTTGGCCACCATCGGGTCCTGCGACTCCGTGGTCCTCGCCCTGCGCAACCCCTCGTACAAGTCCACCAGCAACGGTTCGAGCTCCGGGGACAACATCTCCAGCAACCAGCTGCGCACGTTCGGAGCAGACTCCTCGGAATGCGCTCGGTCCACCAACTCCTGCAGCAACGCCTCCGTCTCAAAATCCGACAGGTCCACCTGCACTTCCACCATCTTGTATGTAGTCATTTCACAATCTTCCAGTCTGATTTCGGATTACGCACGTTCCCACTCAACCGGGGCGGGGAAATGTAGCTCGCGTTCTTCTTGGGCGGCACCGCAATCGTCGACTTGTCCACCAACCCATGCTTGACCAACAACAGCACCGCCCGCTCCCACTGGCCATCCCACAACGCCGAACTGGCCAACCGATTGCGCGTACCCACTATCACCTGCAACCGCACCTGCGCAGGCAAAAAATGACGCTGGTCATACGCATAACTGATCAGCTCCGGAATGTCCCCCACGCGCTTGTCCTCCCGCCAACCACGGACCACGGCCCGCGCCAATGTGATATCCATCTCGCTCCCCTACGCCAGCGACAACATGACAATGGCAAACACCCCCAATACCAGCGCCGCCACACCCACACCCGCCGCAAAAGCCAGCACCCGCGCCATCTGAGATACCGTCATGATTGCTTGCCCTTTCCTACCCTCGGCCCCGGAAAAAACGACCAAAACACACGCTTCGCATTCACCTGAAACCCCGCCCGCGCCCACACCACCGTGATGTTGGTATCCGCCGCCGGAGTCCTGTGAAAATCACTGTGCAACGCATGTATCCCACGCTCCATCAAGTACGCCGTCGCACGCGCACGTCGCTCGTCATACCGACCACGATGCATCGGCTCATGCGCCAAGAGACACGGCTCGCGGACCCCGGCCAGCTCACACAAAGATCGATACGCCTCGTCATACAAACGGCGGACCGAAAACGTCATCATCTGCAGCATTTTGTTTCTCCCAAAAGTTGTGAAAGTTGCAAGTCTAGTGGCGATCTGCCCACTTGGCGTACTCAATGTCTCGCTCCCTGTCTTGGTAAGCGTCCCACCAAACGGACACAAGATGCTCGTGTTCCTGTGCAGTGAGCTTCAAGAATGTCGCAGGGTATTTGCGCAGCGTGCTCACCTCGATGACCACAGAAGCTCCAGAGATGTCATCAGAAACTCCACGAGAGTACAGAGTGCCATGAACAATGAGCGGGAATCCGCCACGGATTGTGGCAGTGATTTCGTACTCGTCGAGTACAAATGGGTCACGCATGTGTGCCACCTTGTGTTGGTCAGGGGTTTGTTTCGAGTTCGATGATGATAGCATGGTGTTATCCTTTCTGTTTAATTAAAGTACCAAAGATTGCAGCTAGGTCCAAGTTTGTCGCATCAAGTGTCGCGGACCGAGGACGACAATGTGTGCAGGATAGCACCAAGTATTTTCAGTTGTCAACGGGTGATTTTGCAGATTTGTCCGTGGACCGGGGCAAAAAGGGCGATTTTGGGGGTTCCTATAGAACTTTTGGAGGTAAGAGTGATTTTTTTTTCATTTTTTTTGAAAAATGGCGTAATTGGTGTGAGGGGTGTAAGAAGGTAATGAAATCAAGGGTTTAGGGTACATACGGTAACTTACAGTGAAGGAGGTCAGGTGAAATTTACTGGGGAGCTCCGCGAGCAAAGATTTTTGGTTTTTTTTTTCACTCTTACCCCCCCCCCCCTATAGGGAACCAAGACCTCTTCGTCGGCCCGGTTCGGACTTGACATAGATGGACTGCCTCCGTGCAGTTGCGTACACTTCTGTCGTTGTGATCTACACGGAGACCCAAGTGTTACAAATCCAATCAGATGTGCCCGTTCCGCATTCAAGAACGAAATATCCGTTTGCAGATATGCTGCCGGGTGATTCAATCTTTTTCAGTGATTACAAAAAGGCCAACGCAGCGCGGGTGTCGACGCGCCGATTCATGCGCATGACGCAGCCCACATGGAAGTTCCTGTTGCGCAGGGTGCGCGAGGAAAACGGCTGGCGGCTGTGGAGGGTGGTGTGACCAAGAAGGCGATATGGAACACGCCCCCTGTCATCCCTGACAAGGTGCGGCGGCGCACTGCAACCAAGGTGGGCCCGCTGGCAGGCCTGAAGACGCTGAATGCGCGCGAGTGGAAGTTCGTGCAGGAGTACGTTTCGAACGACGGGAACATGACGCTGAAGGAAGCCGCAATCCGCGCAGGGTACAAGGCGCACAGCGCTTCGGTGACGGCGTGGAAGCTGACCAATCCGGATATCTGCCCTCATGTGGTCGCGGCGATACAGGCCTATCGGGCGGAACTGGCGTCGAAGTACAACACGACCTACGAGCGGCACATGAAGGACCTGCAGACCATCCGCGATGCTGCCCTGCAGGCTGGGGCTTACTCGGCTGCGGTGCAGGCTGAATACCGTCGCGGGCAGGCGCTGGGGACGATCTACGTCGAACGCAAAGAAATACGCCACGGCACAATCGATCAAATGTCGAAGGAAGAGGTCCAAAAGAAGCTGGACGAGCTGAAAAAGCTCTACGGCGGGCCGCCGGGCCGCCTGATTGAGGCCACGCCCGACGAGATAGCCTCCAGCAACGCCAAGGAGGCCGATCCAAGCTTCGATCCCGGTGTGGAGGACCCTCCACCCGACATTTTCGAGAAAATCGATCCTAGCCCCCTTTCTGATGAAACCTGAGGCCGCTTTTTCGGCCCGGGTCCGCAAAGGGCTGGCTGGGCTGGACATTGACCGCATCGAGAACAGGGTCAATCTTGGCATTTCCGACATGCTGGTGGGGGCTGGCCTCCGGTTTGCGATGATGGAGCTGAAGGTGGTCCAAGGGTATGCCGTGGGCCTGCGGCCGCATCAGATTGCATTCCTGACCCGGCATGCCCTTGCTGGCCGCCCCTGCTTTGTGCTGATCCTGTGGAAGGCGTCGCGCTCCCGGCCCGACATGGTGTGCTTGTATCGCGGCCTCGATGCTGTTGCCTTGGCCGAGCATGGCATGCGAATCGCTCCGCTGGCCGCGTGGCCGTCCCATGGCATGCCGTGGGGGGAGCTCGAGCAAAAAATAATTTCCGAAAGTGCTTGACGGCTATAAACAGTTGTGTTCTAATAGCGGTGTTGTCACATGACAACGCCAACCAAGAAAGGATAAAACGATGGCACGCATGCTGGTTTTTATTGATGCGGGATCAATTGAAGTGCTGGACGAAGTGCTCGGCAACGCCGTGGATTGCGCCGTGGTGGAGGAGTACGCGGTGCTCACCCTTGACGGTGTCCCTCGACGGTATCTCGACGGCGAGACGTCCGACCCGGACTGGTACAACACCATGGCCCAGCGCTGCGCGGGGGTGACAGCATGAGGCGCATTCTCCGCGATGCTTTCCGCAGTGACGAGCTTTATATGCATCTGACCGACGTTATCGCCGTCGACGATAAATGCCCGGTGGAAGAGCTTGCCGACGAGCTAATTATTCACGAGGCCGCCCACGTGCTGGCCAAGTATACCGACGCCGCGCAGGGCTTTTTCCACTATGCCGAATTGCAGGGCGAGGAAGGGCCGGAGCTGCAACGCGAGGCGCGCGCGAACGTGAAGGCGCTGCGCGCTTTTTTGGCCAAGTATCGGGACAAGCCAAAGGCCGCCGCAGTGCCGATATCAGAAGAGCTTGCACCATTTTAAAATCCTGCTAGAATTACTTCTGCAGTACTAACCCAGAAAGGATAAATCATGATTAAGACCGTCGCAGTCAGTGGCAACTCTAAGACAGGCCCGATCGCTGTAACGTACCGCAGCGGCCAGCACGAGACATATGCAACATGCCCGACCAGCTGCGCATTGCATCCGCGCAGTGAATCCGGCGCTGTTGCCGTGGACGTGGAATACATGCAGGCCGTTTCCGACGCCGTACCGCGTAATGGTAAGGCGTGGACGTATTCGCATTTTCCGGCGGAAGCTTTGCCGATGCCGCGCGAAGGTAAAACAGTGTTTAATGCATCGTGCGATAGCATGGCCGATGCAGTGCGCACGGTAGAGCTCGGCCGTCCGGCGGTATACGCTGCGCCCTTGGGCTCGCAGTGGCCGCAACGTATGCATGGCGTGCTGTTCGCACAATGTCCGGCAGAATTGGCCGAGAATTTCACTTGCCAGCAATGCGGCAATGGCTCGCCGTTGTGCGCGCGTGGCGATCGCTCGCTGGTGGTGGTGTTTGTTGCGCACGGTAGCGGAAAAAAACGCGTGGGCACTGGTAAGGGCGGATGCTATGCCGCCGGAGGGCCTACCGCTATTCAGTGGCACGGCCTGAAAAAGACTGGCCGCGCCGATGATGCCGCCGCCGTGCGAAGCTTTGCCCGCTCGCTGCCGCCGGGCTCGCTGTTGCGTCACCATGTGGCCGGGGATATCGGGAGCGATAACGCATGATTGCTGTTATCTTGGTGCTGGTGGTGCTGTGGTGGTTCATTGACCAGTGCGATAAATAAAGCTTGCACGGTTCAAAAAAGGGTGGTAAACTGTTTTAAGTCGCTGCAATTGCAGCGGCACAATTAAA